AGGTGTAGCTGCATATGGCTTCAGCGGCACAGCTTTATCGGTGGCCCAGGCGCAGACTGACGGCATTGCGGTTTACTTGGCCGCAAGCACGGCATCATCCGCCGCCGTAGCAACCGTAGATGCTGTCTCTGGCGCTATTTTAGCATCCCAAGCGGCATCGCTGGGGTCTAGTGTAGTAAATGGGCTTTCTGCCTCTGTAACGGCTTCTGTGGGCGCTGTAGCGGGTACTGTAAGCACTAGCGTTGTGTCTAACCCTACAGTTGGAGCAATTGCAGCATCAAGCGGCGCAGGAAATGCCGCAGGGCTTTCTGCAAATGTTGCGCCAAGCGTAGCTGCATCAAGCGGCATAGCGACGGCAACGGGGCTGGCTGTACAATTCGTTTCAAGTGTAGCTACATCTACGGCATCCGCAACAAGCGCCGTTTCCGGTGAGATAGTAACAAAAGAAATCGCGGTGGATGCAAATTCCTCCGGTTCTGCCTCTGTTTCAGGTGTGGCCTCGCAAACAGTTCTTTCGACTGCATCTGCACAAGGCGCTGCGTCAACCGCAACCAATGCGGCTAGAGTTGCTTCGCGTGTTGGTAGCTCTGCCGCAGCATCTGCGGCAACGGCCAATGTTGTTTCTATATCCAGTGCAAGATCATCAGCCGCAGGGCAGGCATCATCTAGTGTGGTAGTGGGTGCAACCGCTGGCGCTGTTGGCAACAGTAATGGTGCGGCGCAGAGTTCGGGATTGGGTCTTGCGTTTATCATGACTAGGCGCTTGCCAACAAAGTTAAGGCCATCAGGCGTGTCAGGCAAACGGCCAAAGCAAATAATCAATGCGCGACCAAAAGCCTCATAGTCTGTTTGAGTACTCGCAACGTAAGGGGCTCGGCCTCAAAATTTAAGCATAGGGAGGCTAAACATGGGCCTGACACTTATTACGCAGCCAGCCAGTTTTCCGGTCACGCTGGCGGAAGCCAAATCCCATTGCCGGATTGAGGATGCGTCAGAAGATTCAACAGTAAGTGGCTTGATTGCAGCCGCTACAGATTATGTTGAGCAATACACAGGTAAGGCCATTGTGTCTCAAACCTGGCGGCTAACGTTGGATGAGTTTACTGACGGCATTTTGCTTTCCAAAAACCCTGTTCAATCAGTGACATCCATAAAATATTATGATGTTTTGGGCGACATTCAGACGCTCCCCACAGATTTTTATACTGCTGACACCGTAAGCGATCCTGCCTGGTTGGTTCTCAATTCTGATAAAACTTTGCCGGATACAATGGAAGGCGTGAATGCAGTTCGGATTGAATTTATAGCTGGATACACAACTGTTCCGCCTTCTATCAAACACGCCATCTTAATGCTGGTTGCCCAATGGTTCGATCATCGCGCCGCTGTTTCAGACAAGGCTATAATTGCAGTTCCACATGCGGTTGAAGCGTTGCTGACCAATTACAGAAATTTGATGACCTAATGGACATCGGTGAGTTCGACAGCACCATCCAGTTGTTTTCACCCTCTGCCGGGGCTGATGACGGCTATACAAGCCTGCCTTCGGGATATGCCAGCGAGGGGACGCGAAAGGCTAAACATATTCCAGCCATGCGCCGTGAGGTATTTGAAGCAGCGGGTAGGGAGGTTAAACTGCCAGCTATCTTTGAAGTTCGCAGCGACACGCTAACGCGCACAGTCAATGAAAAGTGGCGACTGTCATTTGATGGCGACACTTATGATGTCAAAGGCACTCTAAAGGTCGGACGGCGTAATTTTATCCGCATCGAAGCAATGGCGTCAGATAACGCGCTATGACAGTCCAGCTTGAAGGCTTCCGCGAACTAGAGCGGGCGCTGAAGGAACTGCCAAAGAACACAGGGCGAAATGTCTTACGGCGGGTTGGCAAGGGTGCGTTGGAGCCATTGGCGGTTAAGGCCAGGGGCATGGCGCCTGTAGATGATGGCAAACTTCGGGATGCTATTATGGTTTCTGAAAAGCGCACTAAGCGCGTTGCAAGGGCAAATAGGTTCGACAGAAATACAGGCGTTGAAATATCAATGGGTCCTGTGTCTGGCGATGGTGTTCTTAACTACGCAACATTTGCAGAATTTGGAACAAACGACACCCGCGCCCATCCTTTTATGCGGCCAGCCTGGGAAGGCGGCAAGCAGGCGGTGCTTGAATATATCAAGGAAAACCTCGGCAACGAAATTGATAAGGCTGCAAAACGCCTAGCTAAAAAAGCTTTGAAGGGCATCTAACATGGATTTTCAAACAGGTGTCCGCGCTCGGTTACTAGCCAATGCGTTAGTTTCCGGGGCTGTAGGAACGCGCATAGATTGGGGGCAGCGTCCGCAAGGTGCAGCTTATCCGTCAATCGTTTTGCAGACAATTAGCGATGCGCGTCCGGTTCATTTGAAAGAACATCAGCAGACACGTTCAACGCTGATCCAGTTGGACGTTTACGCGACAACTTACGCAGCGGCGCTTTCCATAGCGCGTAACGCAATCACGGCTCTCAAGGCTCCAGCAACCATTAGCGCAAAAGTGTTTGGTCCGGCTTTTGTCGATAGCCAGCGCGATACCGTGGAGCCTTCAGGAACAACCAACATTTATCGGCAATCCGTCGATTTTAGCATTTGGCATGTCGGAGACTAAAGCGGAGGGCAATTTCCGCAAGATTTAACGGCATACAAAATACAGTTTTGAAAGGCGGTCCTTGGGCCGCTTTTTTTATTCCCGCATCCCTGCGGAGCCCACCACTTCGCCCTTGGGAAAGGCATTCAGGCTCGCCAGTTGGCGGGCCTTTTTGCTTTAAGGAAACGCAAAAATGGCTGAAACACAATTGGCATCCGTTGGCTACATGGGGGCAGTTTTCCTCCACAACGGAACCGCTCTACTAGAATTGAAGCAAGTAAAAGGCTTTGACATTCCCGCACTTGGTCAACGTGAACAGGTGGAAACAACCCACCTGAAAACTACCGCTTGGCGCCGTACTTATGTCAGCACCTTTTATGAAGATTCTGACTTTACTGTTACGCTAAACTTCCGCCCTCTTTCAGATACTGACATTCTTTTGGATGACGCTCTGGGTGACGGTGACATTCGGGCAATGAAAGTTATTTTGCCGGAAAATGGCGTTCCAGTAGCGCAGATTTTGCTGACTGCACGTTGCATTGATTACAAACGCGGCGCAGTTGCTCCCAATGACGTTATGGAATCGACTGCAACCTTCCGCGTTGTAACAATCGGTGCAATCGAAGCCTATACTGCATGATAAGAGGTGAAGCGACTGCTGCTTTAGCAGATGGCCGCACGCTGACGCTGGCAATGGGGTTTCGCGCCCTTGCGTCAGCGTCCGCTGAAACTGGCATCCCAGCATCGGAACTTTTTACGGTGCTACAAAAAGATGATGGCAGGCAGATGATTGCGTTGCTTGCCTTGATTGAGGGGTCGCTGAAAAAGCACCACCGCGACATTGGGCCAGATGAGGTTGATGACCTTATGCTGACGGATTCAGAGGTGCTTTCTGAAGCGATGTCAAAAGCCTTAAACGGTGCATTTAGTGAGCCCGACGAAAAAGAAGAAGCGGGAAACGTGCAGAGTGGAACTGGGACGAACTCGAAACGGGCTGGGCGCAAGCAGGTTTAGACCCTGGTCAGTTCTGGGACCAGACGCCACGATCTTACGCAAACGTCATGCGTGGACGCCTCAAGGGTGAGCAAGAGCGCATCCTAACACTTGCTCACCAAATTGAGATGTTTGCACGGCAAAAGACAATCAATGCCTTGTCGTATTATCTCTCCACCGAAAAAGAAAATGCTGACGCTAACGCAGCCAAAGTTTTGGCGATGTTTAAGCGACTAGCCGAAAGGAACAAGCAAGATGGCTAGTAACATGATCGGCAACTTGGCTGTTTCACTTACCATGAACACAGCCGCGTTCCAGAAGGGCGCAACGCTTGCGGAACAACGCGCCTCATCCATGAAGTCAAAGATGGACGGTATTGGTGCGTCTATTGCCAAGCTTGGCCCTGCATTGGCTTTGGGAGCGGTGGCGGGTGGTGTTGCCGTTTTAGGCAGCATGGCCAAAAGCGCATTTGAACTTGGTTCGT